CTACATTAGAAGCAAGACAATATTATGTGCAAGTAAAACAAGAAATAGAAAACTTATAAATATGAAAAAAACAATCACAACCCTAGCATTGGCATTAAGTATGTCAGCAGCATTTAGTCAAGTATCTGATACATTAATTATACGTATCGATACCCTTAAGTTCAAAAACATTATTGCAATAATTCAAAAGCAATTAGACAGTAAAGCAGCAAGTGATTATATTTTAGAAGCACTTAGCCATTACGAATTAATAGCAATTAAGCCTAAAGAAATAAAAAAGTAAATATGAAAAAAATAATCCTATCAGTTTTAGTGTTGGCTAGTTTGTCAACAAAAGCACAAATGTTTAGAAATAGTAGTGATACTGCAATTATTGGAAACGATACCATCTATTATCAAAAAGGTGGCATCTTAATTAAGCCAGTAATCGTGAACTATCAAGGCGAATCTGCTTGGTCATTAAGTTGGACTGCTAACAACCTTTCAAGCAACGGAGAAGGGTGCAATACCTATGTAACATTAAGAGGTAAGAACAACAATCAGTTAGCTGATTTTAATTGCTACATTCCTGCTTCAGTAGTTGCAGTATGGGGTGTTAGTAATGCTCCGATAGATTCTACAATCTTATCACAATATCCACGTTTTGTAAAACAGGACTAATGAATTTTCAAGACTATAAAATATATCTTTTTAATGGCTTTGCGCTTTCGGTATCAATGACTAACATTGAAACTTACCTACGCATTACCTTATTATTGTTATCAATAGCTTACACACTTTTTAAACTTTTAAAAGATGATAAAAATGAAAAACTTTAAGACAAGTATTGCCGGATTATTGGCAGGTATTCCTTTTATAGTAGATGCTTTAGTAGAAGCATATAATCAAGGTGCTTTCACAGGCAAAAGCGGTTTACAATTAGTAGCTGCTATCGGAGTGGTTTTATTAGGTCTATACTCAAAAGACCACGATGTTAAGGGTTTATAAGGTATTAGTAGCAGCTTTCTTATTAGGAGGCTGCTACACCCAAAATAAGGCGGTAAAACAAGTTAATAAGGCATTGGGCAGCTATCCTGAAATAGTGGCTAAAATCGCCTTAGATTCATTCCCTTGCAATGTTATTAAAGTAGATACAATCATCACTCACTTTGATACAACAATCGAGGTAATTTACCCTCACTTTGATACAAGTGAAATAGACACAGTAATTTTAGAAAAAAAAGTGTACGTTAAATTACCGTACAAAACAGTTTATATAACAAAGTCAATAGAATCAACTGCTAAATTAACTATCTTAAATGCTAGGTTTGATTCACTTACAAAAGTTACTACTTCTATTCAGAAGTCTAACGAGGATTTAACCAGTAAGATAGGCAGAAAGAATAAAGTTATTTATTGGTTGATAGCATTATTAATAGGATTCTCAATACCCTATTTAATTAAACTTATAAAAATATTAGATATATGACACCATCAAATGAATTTTATAGATTATTAAAGTTATTTGAAGGTTGTAAATTAGATGCTTATAGATGTCCTGCAAATGTGGTTACTATTGGATATGGTAGCATATCGGATATAAAAGGCAATTCAATTATAATGGGCAGTAAGATAAGCCTAGCAGAAGCGGAAGCGTTATTAAAAAACGAAGTAGATAAGAAAGCTAAATACCTAAATAAAGAACTAGGAAAGACAGAGGTTACACAGAACCAATTTGATGCTTTATTATTATTTCAATATAATTGCGGTAGTGCTGCTTTAACTAGAAGCACGTTATTTAAAAAAGTAAAAGCAAATCCTAACGATAAGACTATTGAAGCTGAATTTATGAGATGGGATAAAGCAGGTGGTAAACAATTAAAAGGTTTAACAATTAGAAGAGCAACCGAATCAAAACTATACTTTACTAAATAAAACTTATGCGCCCAAGATTCAATAAAACACAAACGGAATGGTGGCAACAGAAACAGTTATTTGATAAGCAGCTTTACAAGGTATTAATATTTTCAGATTGCCACGGATGGTTGGCAGACCTTTCAGCTTTACGTTGTATTAATCAAGTGCTGCAACATAATAAATTTGATGAGGTAATTATTAACGGAGATGTAACCGATATGCCGTACATATCAAAGCATAGTCAGAAACTTTACCAGGAGGGTATACTAAAAGGATATACCGAAGTTGGAGAGATTGAATACACTAAAGAGCAGATACTCAAGCCTTTACGATTAAGCACAGATGCTAAGATAAGGGTAAGACTAGGTAACCACGATGAAAGAATAACAAACCCTTATAATCTAGGCGATAAGCAATTAGCAAGATTGGCAGTTCTTTATAAGAATTATAATAGTACTAAGTACAATGAAATGTTAGATTTAAAAAAGACAGATGGCTTTATTTATGACGAAAGCGATGTTTATAATCTATTTAATATTTTTGATATTACACACGGATTAAGTTTAAATAAAAGCGCAGCAGAAAAAAACATTTTTGAATATATGGGTAGTGGAAGCACTGGTCATACACACCGATTAAATTCTAAGTATTTAACGAATAGAAAGAATCCGTATGTATGGCTTGAATCAGGTTGCACTAGGTTAACGAAAGAGGTAGAGTTTTTCCCCACTGGAAAGACTGCAGACTGGCAGCAGGGGTTTATTGAAGTTGTATTTACAAAGACAGGTTTCTTTGCACAACCTACTTTGATTTTAAATGGAGAGTGTTATTATAACGGTATAATCTATAAAGGGTAAACCGATGAATGGAAGTATCTTAATACCTGAGAAATTTAAATTGAATGGTAAAAACATTCAAGTAATAATAGACAATGAATATTGTCAAGATAATAATTGTTTAGGCGAAGCGGACTTTACTTTAAATATAATAACTTTGTGTGACCAGTATGCCGGTAAGAAAGTAAATAAAAGAAGCAAAGAACAGATATTCTACCACGAATTAATACACCATATTTTAAACGCTATGAACTTAGAGAAATTAAAGTATAATGAGTTATTTGTAGATATGTTTGCAGATAAGTTAATTGAATACGAAAGAAGTAAAAGATAGTTTGTTTTTTAGTTTTGGTTTAACCCTGTCATTTTTATGATGGGGTTTTTTTATGGCTGAAACCCAATAGAATCAATAGTTATTATAATTATTATATATATAATATAAATTAATTTAAAAAATACTTTAAAATTTATTTGGTGGTATGGAATATTTGTTTTATCTTTGATTTATCAAATAACAATTAAAACTAAAAATTATGACAAACAAAATGATAAACTTAATTTGTAATTCAATCGAAAGGCTAGAAGAAAAACAAACTTTAGGCACTATCACATTTGAAGAGGCTGCTACCTTAAATAGATTAGTTGAATTTGCTGAATATCTTTTAAACCAAAAATCAAAATAAAATGAAACCAAGCCACTTAAAACTGCTCGAAAATTTATATAATTTTTTGGGCGCAAATGAAGACTTACTAAAATCAGAATTTAAAAAGATTAAGAAATCAAAACAAAAAGAAAAATTTAACTTTCAGCAATTTTGCGTAACCATTTATTCAATTCAAGATGAAAACAGTACAACCACCAAAACCGACCAAAGATTTTAACACCTGGATTAATTACATTCATAACCTAATAAAACAAAACTATGACACACCAAGAAATTAAAGACGCAATCCTAATCTCAATCCTTATTATTGGCGCATTATTAGCCGACAACCTTTTAAACTTTTAATTATGACAATCAAATTTAAAACCGAAGTAGAAAACGAAATTGCACTTGAACTACCATTATATTTTAAATTAATTAATGGAGTTATTCAAGATTCTTACTTTGCTATTATTAGGGAAGACTTAGGTATATCTAACTGGGGAGGCAGAGATATATTGGTAAACAGGTTCCCTGAGCATATAGCTAAGCTAACACTTGATAAAGATTATAAGCAAATAACTGAAGCAGAATTTAAAACTGCATTAACCCAAACTTGTAACTATTTAATCAATTTAATCTAAAAAACAATGAGCAATTTAATCAAAATTCAAAGCGAACTAAAAGCACCTAAGAATCAAACGAATGCGTTTGGTAAGTATAAGTACAGAAGCTGCGAGGATATTCTCGAAGCGGTTAAACCTTTACTTCTAAAGTATAATTGTCAAATGATAATTAGCGACTCAATTAAAGAAGCAGGTGGAGTTATTTACTGCGAAAGTAGGATTGTATTTACTGATGGAATAGAAAATTATTATACAACTGCCTGTGCCGGAATAGAACCAAATCGTAAAGGAATGGACATTGCACAATCTTTTGGAGCATCAAGTAGCTATGCTAGAAAGTATGCGCTTAATGGTTTGTTTTTAATTGATGATACTAAGGATGCAGATGCTACAAATGACCACGGAAAAGCTGAAAAACCTTTTATGACTGACCATCAAATGATATCTTTAGTAGCTAGATATAATGAAGGCGAAAGAGATGTATTCGAGAAAGCAAAAGCGCATTTAGTGTTGAGAGACAAAGATTTACTAACCATAAAAGCAATGAAATAATGATAGAGCAATATAGCACAGAATGGTTTACTCAAAGGATGGGTAAAATCACAAGTTCAACTATTTACAATTTAATGGTTGAACCTAAATTAAAGTCAGAAGCTGGTAATTTAGCATCAACTACTAAAGATTATTTAACTTCAAAACTAGCTGAAAGGCTTACAGGAGTGCAAAGAGAATTTACTTCTAACGCAACAAATCACGGACTAGAATTAGAGAACGAAGCAATTAAATTCTACGAAGGTAAGACCGGCACAACTGTAAAGTCAGGCGGTTATATTGAAATGATTAATGGATTGTACGGTGGCACTCCTGATGGGTTAATAGAAGGCGGTGGAATCATTCAGGTTAAATGCCCTTATAATTACACTAATCACATCAACAATGGTTTGATAGAAGGTCAGGAGTATTTTAAAAAGAATTACAAACAGTATTACTGGCAATGTCAAAGCGATATGATGATAACCGAAAGTGAGTTTTGCGATTTTGTTTCGTATTGCCCTGAGATTGCAGATAACTTAAAAATGTTTATTTTTAGGATTGAGGCTAATATTGAAGATATGCAATTACTTTTATCAAAGATTAATCAAGCAGGGGAATATATGAATAACCTTTATAACCAATTAACGAATGACAGATAACCTAAAGACAATTTTAAAATACATTCAAATTTATACAAGTTGCAGTAATTATGATTTAGAAAAAATTGCTTTATTATTTGATAGATACCCTTTAGAGAAAGTAAAAGTAAAGGTAATTGAGAAAGAAAAAAAGGTATTTGTTAAAGGCAAAAATGATTTAGATTATTGGACAATTAATTATTTAACAGAAAATAATATAACTTACGAACAATTAACTGAAAACAATCGTAAATATGAAACTGTTAAGCGTAGGGTAGAATTTTCAAAAGCAGCTAGAGAAAATGGATTTATTTTAACCGATATTGGAAGAAAATTAAAAATGCACCACTCCAGTATCATTCACTTAGTCAACCACTTTAAACCTTAAATATGACAACACCAACAAATCAGAATGCAGAAGTATTAAATTTGCTTTTAACTGAAAAAAGACAAACAAGTTTAAACCTTGTAATGAATGGTATTTTAAACCCAACTGCCAGGATAACCAACCTAAGAAAGATGGGAGTAAATATCATCTGCGACTTAATCAAGCATACCAATAAGTTTGGTAGAACTATTCATTATGGAGAATTCTCTATTTTGAATAAAAAAGATGCTAGAAAAATTTACACTCAAATTAATTAATTAACTTGGGGAGGTTAATTGCCTCCCCTTAAATTTAACTTATGATTAACATAAAAAAAGACATTTTAGAATATAGAATAAATAATTCAGCTAAGATTTTTTATATTTACTTAGAGCATACAAAAAGGTTAAATAAATCAAATGCCTATTATGCAGATGCCTTTGAGGTTTCAACTATGACAGTTAACAACTGGATAAATGAATTAAAAGATACAGGGCTAATAGAAATAACATTTGAGGATAACAAACGTAAAATAAAAATAAATGAATAAATCTTATTACTTTAGCCACGATTATAATTCGGCAAATGATGTTAAAATCTTATTTTTAAGGCAGCAACTAGGAATGGAAGGGTATGGTATATATTGGTTCTTAGTTGAGAACTTAGCACAAGCCGGTGGGATTCTACCTTTAAATATTACTCCAGTTCTAGCGATGCAGATGCAAACAAACGAAGTAAAAGTTAAAGCAGTTATTGAGGAATTTAATTTATTTACAATCGCTGAAAATGGATTCTTTTCTAGGAGATTAAATGACCATTTAGGATTAAGAAAAAAGCTAAGCGATAAAGGTAAATTAGGTGCTGCTTTACGTTGGAAAAATGGGGGGGCTATTACCCTCCCTAATGGGGAGGCTTATGCAAAGAAAGAAAGTAAAGAAATAAATAAAGGGGATTTTTTAACAAAAATAGTTCTTTAATACAATTTTTATCTTCGAATAAGTATAAATATCATTTAAACGCATTTTAAGATAGTAAATTTCGATTTTAAATAACTTTTGAGGGAATCTATCACGAATACATTAACTAACCTAAAAACAGGCTTAAAATGGCTAAAACACCACCAAACAATAAAGATGTCGAAGATAGGATTCTAGGAGTTTTATTAATCGAACAAAATTCAGTTCATACATATATTGCAAAAATTACAAGTGAGTTTTTTTACCAAACTAAAAACCAATTAATATTTAAAGCTATTCAGTCACTTTATGATAAAATGAGTGCTATTGATATAGTAACTGTATCACAATACTTGACAAATAAAAAAGAGATGGATTTGGTTGGCGGTGCTTATGAGATAGTAAAGTTAACTAATAATGTAACTGGCAGCAGTTCAATGAATGACTGGATATTAATACTTCAGCAAAACTATTTACAAAGGAAAGGAATTACAATAGGTCAGGAATTAATTAATGATTCTTATGTAGGCGAAATAGAAAACCATTTAAATACTGCAGCTACTAAGATTTTAAATGCTCAGGAAAGCATCTATAAAAATAGTGAGAAAGGGATGGCGCATTACATAATGTCTTTATCTAAAGAAAGGGATGCAGTAATAGAAAATGGACAAATAGGAATAGATACAGGATGGCAGAGTTTAAATAAATATATTAGCGGATGGGTAAATCCTGATCTTATAATCTTAGCAGCAAGACCGGCACAGGGTAAGACTGCCTTTATGCTTAATGCAATCCTAAATGTTTTAAAACAAGACAAGCCAGTAGGGATATTTAGTTTAGAAATGAGCGGAGAGCAATTAGTTAACCGATTAATCAGTTTGGATTCAGGTATTGCCCATCATTTACTAAGAACAAATAATCTTACAGAAGCGCATAAATTTATGTTAATGGCTTCTGAGGATAGATTGCAGAAAGCAAAATTATACATAGATGATACACCAAGTTTAAATATTAGAGACCTTAGAAGCAAGGCAGCAATCCTTAAAAGAAAATACCAAATTGAGTTCTTATGTATTGATTATCTGCAACTTATGAGCGGAGTAGATAGGAAAGGTAATAGGGAAAGCGAGATAGCAGAAATTAGTCGAGGATGTAAAATAATAGCAAAGGAATTAAATATACCAGTACTTGCATTAAGTCAATTAAGTAGAGCAGTTGAAAGCAGAAACGATAAAATGCCACAGCTTTCAGACCTTAGAGAAAGCGGTGGTATAGAACAAGATGCTGATTCGGTTATATTTTTAATGCGACCTGAAACCTACGGAATAAGAGAAATAGAAGTTGATGGTATGACACATAATGCAGAAGGAAAATGTATAGTTAAGATAGCTAAGAACAGGCACGGAAGTTTAAAAAATATACCATTTCAATTTATAGGAGAAAGAATGGAATTTAAGGAATTATTATGATGATGATAATTCGGAATATTTCCGACATAAGCAATATTTTATGACGAAGTCGGTATTAAAATAGTGCCAAATTAAGAAGTTATACTGCGCATATTGTAACATTATTAAACTTTATTTGTTACAATAGCTTACATATTATGAATTATTTGCTTTACATTTTGCATGAATTTTTCTAAATATTGATTAATAAAAAAACAAATATGAATGAATAACGAGTCATTAATGTCACAAATTTATCAATATGTGTGACATATAAGACACATTAAAAAGTGCAATATCTTGCATTATTGAACATTTAAAAGTGCATAATACAATTTATTATACCAAAAAGTGCATTAAGCGACACTTTAAGCGACATGAAATTATACGTAATAAGATATAGGTAAAATAAAAATAGCTTAACAAATAAATTTGGTATATGCTATATGATATAAAGTAAGGATAAATTATTTAAATACTTACAATAAACAACAACATTATGACACCAAAAGAAATAAATATGAGTAGTCCAAAAGAAAAAGCAGAAGAACTATTTGATAAAATGTTATACAATGATGGAGATAAATACCACCATTGCAGCCATTATGTAGGAAAAAATTGTGCATTAATAGCAGTTGATGAAATGTTGAATTTTCAAGAAAATCTTTTCATAACTGAAGGTAGTTTAGCATACCAATATTGGCAAGAAGTTAAAACCGAAATAGAAAAATTATGAAAACAGCAGTAGAAATATTAATTGAAAAATTAGAAGGAACTTTGGTTCAGGCAGTTTATGAAAGACTAGAGAACGAAGGCATCCTTACAAAAGCGTTACAATTAGAAAGGAATCAAATTGAAGAAGCATTTAATGAAGGGTTAAATAATAAAATTGAATATGATGGTCAAGCAAAGGATTATTTTATAGAAACATACATTTTAAATAACGATTAAATAAAAAACTATGGCAGACATTGCAAAATGCGAAGGACAAAAGGGTTTAATTAATTGCCCTTACAAAGAAAATTGTTACAGGTTTACTGCAAAAGCAGATGAACTATATCAGAGTTACTTTATGGAATTACCTTTGAAGGATGGTAAATGCGACCACTACTGGGGCAAGGATGGAGAAAAGATATGGAGTACTAAACAAACATAGTATTGATAACTTTTTTATAAATGTGAATAACTTTATTTTAATTTTATTATATGTTAGAGAAAGACTTACACAGGTTAGTTTGCGACTACATACGTAAAATCTACCCTTACGTTATATTTAGAACTGACTTTAGTTCAGGAATGAGAATGAGTATAGGGATGGCAAAGCGACATAAAGCATTGCAATATTCTAATGCTTATCCTGATTTATTTATTGCTGAACCAAAAGGTAATTATGCCGGATTATTTATAGAATTAAAAACAATTAATAACGTAGTATTTAAAAAAGACGGCACAATGCGAAAGAATGAGCATCACCAAGAGCAAGAGGTAATGATGATGAAGTTAAGAGGCAAGGGATATAAGGCAGAGTTTGGACAAGGCTTTGGGCATACTATTAAAATAATTAACGAATACTTAAACCAATAAAAACAAACCAAATGAGTACAGAAAAAAAACAAGCAATCAGATTAGGAAGCGGAAAAAAGATTAATGAAACTTTCCTAAGTTCAAGCCTATGTATTACAGATGCACTAGAGCATTCTTATGAATACAATGGTAAGAGGTATGTTAAAGTAAATATTAATATTTATCCTGAACCGGACCAGTATGGTAAAAATGTTAAAATAACTTTAAATGACTTTGAACCAAAAGCAAAAATAAATACAAACGATAATTCATTTGCTATTTATTCTAAAGATGATATGCCATTTTGAAAAACCACACTAAAATATATTTAAAGTATTTTGGTTATGGACAAGATGATTATGTACCCTGTGAAGTATGTGATAATCGTGCAGTTGACATCCACCATATAGAAGCAAGAGGTATGGGTGGAAGCAAAGAGAAAGATTTAATTAATAACCTTATGGCATTGTGCAGGCAATGTCATATTTTTTTTGGAGATAAGGAACAGTATATGCAATTTTTAAAAGATAAACATAATGCCATTATTAGACGAGATTAATGCAGACTTACAAAAGCGAGAAGCCAAAGGAATTAAAACCTATGGAACTACTTTAGATAATGCAGATTTAAACAACCTGCAGCTATTAAATCATTTATACGAGGAATTATTAGATTCAGTATTTTATATTAAAAAATTAATCAATGATAAAAGTTAAAGTCGCTGCTATCAAAAGCAATCCAAAGAATCCAAGATTAATTAAAGATGATAAGTTTAAAAAACTTGTTAAGTCAATCAAAGAGTTTCCTGAAATGGAAACAGTAAGACCTATTGTAGTCAATAAAGATATGGTTATACTTGGCGGTAATATGCGTTATAAAGCTATGATTGAATGCGGATATAAAGAAGTTAACGTTGAGGTAGTTGATTGGTCCGA